TCCTGAACCCCAAGATGCGTCGGAAATTCGACAAGCGTCTGGCTGGGATGTGGAGCGATTGGAAGCGCCAGATAGATAAGGTTACGGATACTTCAGATGATATTTACGGTGCCGTCGTGAAGGGGTTTGAAGCCTCCGAGGGAAAGCTGAAGGATCCCACGAGGACTCCGAAGGGGAAGATTCGCAGGAATCCGAAGCGGGAGAGATCCAATGCGGAGATCGTCGCGGACGAGATTTGGAAGACGCTCGGGAAGTACAAGTCCCATGCGAACAAAGACCTGATTGTAGGTGTGATTGCGTCCACATACGATCCGAGATCGATGTTCACTTGGAACACCCCAGCATTAAGATTTGATACAGTTGCAAGAGAGATCGCGGAGCCAATATTGAGGTCTGCACTTGGTACATCTGGAGGTAGGAAATGATTTGGGTTTGCAGTAAATGTGGGAAAGGATATAATAGCTCACATGAGCGTTGTCCAGACTGTGGAGCATTGAGGACTAGATAAAACGAACTTGAGTTCGCAGTTGCAGTTGGTTGAGAGGTTGCAAGATGGGTAGAGTGTTAGCGAAGCGGGAGAAATTTACCCGCATCAAAGATTTGCGTTGTTTTAAACAAGTACATGAAATGTTGGCTCATGGGCACCCTGCCCCATCGGTGGCGCGGTTTGTTGTTGAGCAGGGCGAGGAGTGGAACGTCGCCGAAGACTCGATGATTACAATGCTGAAGCGGTACCGACACGAGATTCTGCCAGCGGACGTAATCACCTCCCGTCAACCCCACATTATCATCAGGGCGGATAAGCTGTATTCCGACAAGCTGGAGGAGCTTCGGCGGCTGGACATCCAGTACGAGGCGTTGCTCTACAGGTTCGACATGCTTCACGCGCAGGAGCGAGCGAACGGATATGTTGACCCGCAGATAGATAAGATCCATAAATCAATTGGTGACACCATTCGCATGATGCACATGATCAAGATGGATCTGGGTATCAGCGGCCAGAGGCACTTGGGTACCCTGACTGTCTCTGCCGAGCGGCTGGACGAGATCAAGAAGAAGTACGGCGACAAGGCGGCCAAGGCTATGGCGAATCCTGTTTCTCGTGCGCGTGTTCTGGCGGCATTGAAGGCCATTCAGCGGACGGCGTTGCTGGAGGCGAAGGAGGCTGGGGAGGTTATCGAGCAGGAAGATGGCGAGATTATCGACGTGAAGCCAGTCAAAGAGGATGACGAGAAATGATAGTCACTGGGCGCAACGGTCGGAAGAAATCGCAGGTCACGGTAGGTGAGCTTCGGCAACAGACCGACGAGACAGTGAATGGGCTGACGGAGGAGGAGCAACATCTTCTGGGGGCGCTGGCCGAGGAACAGTCTTCTAATTCCAAGGAAATCCGTGACGGGCTGGACGAGCATATCTATCACACGCAACCCGTGACGATGGCTGAGTTTCTGGAGAACCCGTATTACTTGGGGGAATCCTGTACGACCCTGTATCCCGAGCTACGACAAGACCTGATTGACCTTTTCGACTATCCGTACAGGGAGACTGTACTGACGGGCGGTATCGGTGTTGGTAAAACCTTCATCCTATCCATCGCAATCTGCCGTGTTATCTACGAGTTGTCTTGCATGATATCCCCGCAGGAGACTTTTGGGTTGTCGAAGGGCAGTGAGATGGTGATCCCACTAATCTCGAAGAACCTGACTCTGGCCAGAGAGATTATGAAGTCGGCGGTCGACGATAAAATCAAAGAGTCCCAGTACTTTATGACGAAGTTTGCGCCTGACATGAAGAAGGAATACACGCTGTTTCCACACAACATCCGCGTCACAATCGGTTCCTACGGCTCTGACCGTATTCTCGGTTCCAACGTGTTCACCGTGGGAATGGACGAAACCAACTTTCCTCCCAAGCGGAAGAAGCAACAGATTGCCACGGGATTTGGCCAGAAGCTCAAGGCATCCCACTTCGACATCGTGGAAAAAATGTACCGAGGGATGGTTCGTCGTATCAAGTCCAGATTTCAAAAGGCTGGCGGGGGCTTCCCCGGTATGGTGATTCTGGCGTCATCGGCGGCTACGGTTGAGTCGTTCACGGAGCGTAAGATTCGGGAGAGCGCGGACGACCCAGATGTGTTTGTTCGTGACCATACGCAATGGACGGCCAAGCCTCTGGAGAACTTCTGTGGTGAGTTCTTCTACATTCTGTGCAGTCGGTCGGCCATGAAGTCGCGGATTCTGAACGAGGAAGAATACGATATGGTGACGGACGAGTTCTTGGAGTCCAATGAAGCGTTCGTTATGGATATTCCCATCGAGTTCAGGGATGACTTCGACTCGAATATGGAAGACTCCCTTCGTGACATCGCTGGTTTCTCCACCGAGGCCATCTCCCAGTTCATGCAACGGACGGGAGCCATCGCGGAGTGCACGGATCCAGATAGGGAGCACCCGTTCAGTGATGAGGAATGGACGGCGGGGAAAAAGGCGAAGATTGACTGGAACCACTTGGTCATCAAATTCCAGCGGCGACTCCCCGGTAACTACACGGAGGATGCGTTTACCCGGAGGAGAAATCCGACGGCCATGCGGTGGTGCCACATGGATACATCCACGTCTGGCGACAGCACGGGTATCACAATCGCCCACATCGAGAGATGGGTTGAGGTGGTGCGCCGAGATGAGGAAGGGAATCGACACGTCGATGTCAGCCCGTACTACATCGTGGATTTCATGCTGAGGGTGAATCCTCCGCCAGCCGAGCAGATTCAGATGGCTGACCTACGGGCGATGCTGTACCAGTTCAGGAAGAAGGGTTTCAAGTTCATTGGGTTCTCCAGTGATTCGTACCAGTACGTCGATATGCACCAACAATTAAAGCGGAAGGGGATCACCCCACATCTTATTTCGATGGACACTTCGCCAGACCCGTATGAGGAGTTAAAGTCGGCTTTTTACGAGAATCGGATTGAAATTTATAATTACAAACCATTTATTGATGAGTTCAAACAGTTGGAGTATGATAGGCTCAGTGGCAAGATTGACCACCCTACGGCGGGAAGCAAAGATGTTTCTGATTCGGTGGCAGGTGCTATTTGGGGATTGAAGAAAGCGTCGACAAGGATGCCCTTGTATGGCAAGACGGAAAAGGGTAAGATGCCAGCGCATGAACATTCTTGGGTTAGTCCTCTGGTTCCAGCCGAGTCTGTGAATCAGGAAGTGGTTGAGGCGAACAGGGATGGCGTGAGCACAGAGCAGTTTATACCGATACTGTTTGGGAGCGATTGATGGCAGGATTTTTCGACAGAATATCGAAGTTCTGGAAGCGTGATAAAGCAGTTCAAGTGGCGGAGAAGGGGCGTGGTTACACGCTCGATGATCCAGTTGGCTTGGCTGGAGCGGGGCACCCGAGTGGTGTGGCCGCCGCGTCTGGACTCAAGACCCTGACTGCCGCATTGTCGATGGATCAGGCTCTTTTGCAACGGTATGCCGACTACGAGAACATGGATGATTATCCCGAGCTACAGGCGGCTCTGGACATCTACGCAGACGACAGCACAATCCCAGACAACGTGCGGGGCAAGTCCATTTGGGGAATGTCCACTGATAAGGTAATCCGAGATATTATTGATGACTGTCTCCACAGGCGTATCCGAATAGAGGAAGATCTGTGGTTGGTGGTTCGGACGCTCTGCAAATATGGCAATGCCTTCGCGGAGATCGTCGTGACTGAAATTGGGGTCGTCGGCCTAAATTTCCTGCCCGTTCCCACGGTTCGCCGCTTGACGAATCCGAAGGGGGATCTCGTGGGTTTCGTGCAGGATCTCTCTGGCCAGTTCCAGTTGGAGACGGGCGATTACGAGTCTCTGGAGAAATTGAAGGAAAAATTCAAGGAGCGGGGGATGATCTTCTTCGAGCCTTGGGAAATAACCCACTGGCGGTTGCGGTCGAAATACATTCGTTCCCTGTACGGCTATTCTATTCTGGATGCGGCTCGCTGGATCTGGAAGCGGCTGGCCATGCTGGAGGATACGGCACTGGTCTACAAGCTGACGCGCTCTCCGAGCAGGTACGCCTTTTATGTAGATACAGGGGATCTACCTCCCGATGAGGCTGTGGCTCTGGTCAGGAAGGTCAAGCAGACGTACAAGAAGCGAACGCTGATTAACCCCCAGACGGGGCAATTGGAGTTCCGTAATAATCCGCTGTCTCCCGAGGACGATATGTGGATTCCCACTCGTGGCGGCAAGGAGTCTACGCGGGTTGAGGTGATGAGCGGTCCCGACTGGCAGAGCATGGAAGACATTGAGTACTTCCGCGACAAGATGTTCACTGCCATTAAGATTCCGAAGTCCCATTTTGGTGGCGACGCCGAGGCCGATAGCGCACTGGCGCAGAAGGATGTTCGGTTCGCACGTACCTGCTTGCGTGTTCAGCGTGAGTTCAGGAACGGGATACGGCAGGTTCTCCGAGTTCACATGGCGGCATTGGGTATTGACCCAGATACCGTGGAGTGGGAAACCAAGATGACGGTTCCGTCCAGCATCTTCGAATTGCAACAGATCGAGGTTCTGAACGCTCAGGCTGGCCTGATGGAAACCCTGTCGAGTTGGTTCGATGAGAAGTGGTTACTCCAGCATGTGCTTCACTTTAGCCTCGATGATGCTACGAAAATCGTGCAGGATAACGACGCTGAGAAGGAGCAGGAGCTTCACAATGCGGCCAGAATTGAGTCCACATTGAAGAAGAAGTACCCCGAAGCCACTATTGATGCCGATGGTGGGAATGACTCAGTTGAAGAAAATGTTGACGTAAAGAAAAAGTTGAATAAACTGGTGGAGTCGGTAAAAGAAACTAGGCAAACGTCCAGTAGGGTGTTAAAACGGATAGAAGATTTCGAGCCAAAGGTACACCGAGCATTGAAAAAGCTGGGTACAAAATAGGAGGCTACATGCCGTTCGTTCAGGGTTCAGCTATTGATAAAGCAATGAAAGGGAGCATGGAACAACATGCCGAAGTTGTTCATCAGTGCATCCGTGAGCACCTAGTAGATCACTCCTTGAAAATTGTGGCCACATTTGAAGATCATGTACTGGCCTTCACTGAGGAACACAATCTCCTGAAGATTTCATATAAAGTGAATGACGAAGGTTCCTTCGAGGTCGTTTCTTCGAAAGCCTCCAAGACCATCCCCGTTATTCAGGATGAAGATGTAGCTGTCCATGTCTCCAAGGGACTCAAGTCTCTCGCCAAGAAAATGATGTCTGGCAAGAAGATCGAACGAACTCAAGTTCGTGAGCTGGCCGCCCTCACCCAGAAGGATGAGGATTATTGGATGACTGACATCGTGAGCAAGCTGGACGAGACATGCGGTGGCAACTGTGATTGGTATAAAATGTACGAGGCGAATATTGAGCGCATCCGTACTTCCCTTCATGGCCGCATCCGAGATATAGAGAGTGTTGTTCCGAAGACCCGCTACACGAAAATTGCGGCGGCGAAGTTGGACGCTTTCAAAGATGAAATGAAGGAGTCACTTCAAATCATCAAAGGTCTTTTTGCAGAATACTCTGTCCTTGCTGAAGGACAGGTTTTTGATGATAAACAAGAGTTTTTAATCGTCGTTCGTGAATCGTTGATTGCTGAAGCGCAAGCTGTGGTTGGCTTGCTTGGTAAGGCCGAGAAGTTGTTGGGACAGTCAGAATTGCCCCTTGTAGCGAACGCACATGATAAATTGGCCGACCGAGCAAGAACAATGGCTATGGTGTCTGCCTACATTAATGGTAGGGCACAGCCGACGACCGACAAGGAGTAATTCAAATGTCGAAACGACCAACAGTAAGAACAACACTCAACGAAGATTTCGAAGAACTGGGACTTCCGATGGATATGGGCGACTCAGCCCGTATGGTTGGCATTGACGTTCTGGGTCAGGAAACCGTCACACACGCACCGGGCGAAGCCCCCGAAGTCGAAGAAGCCAAAGACGCTGAGAAGAAAAAAGGCGAGAAGTGCGACGATGACGATGACGACGACGAAAAGAACGCTTTTGGTGCTCGCAAGGGTCCCAAAGATGGTTCTGGTCCAAACTCAAAGTGTTCCAAGAAAGAAGACGTTGAGGAAGATGATGCCCTTGACGGAGAATACGTCACTGCCGAGCTATTCGCTCGCATCCGTGCGCTTCCCTTCGAGAGCATGAGCGAAGAAGATCATGCCGAGCTTCTGGCAAAACTCGAAGAAAAGAAATTGCCCGACGGCGACGAAGCAATGCTGGCCGACGCAGAGGCGCTGGTTAAAGAGATTCAAGAGGGAGCCGCCGCTTCCCGTCTCCGTCGTTTCAAAGGTGGAAAAACTTCCCGCAAGATGTCCTTCCAGTGTCCCGCAGGGCGCAGGGCGGAATCAGGTGGTGGTTCAGGTCGCCCACGTTGCGTACCTTCCCATCGTGCGGCAGGGGGCATGGGCGCTCTCAAAAAAGAGACTCGTCGCAAAAAGCGTTGGGGTCGCAGTGGTCGCGGAACGATGTCGGGAATGAGATCTGGTCGCGTTGAAAAACGTCGCACCCATCTCCGCAAAAATGAGGGACTGATGTCTCCTCTGGCTCTGGAACTGTCCGCAGTAACAGAGGGTATCGACAACAGCGCGGCAATGGGCGTTCGTGACGAACTCATCGAGCGCGTCATCAGTATCCTCGAATTCCTCAATGAAGAATTCGCAGATCAGTCCGTTACCGCGATTTACAATGATGTTGTTGAGACTATCATTGACACATATGAGGCTGGCCGCCTTGACGAAGACGTAATGAATGAGGACGAGTTTATCGCCGAACTGGATGGCGCTCTCACTCTCATCACGAAGTCCATCGCCAAGCTGGAGGACAGTGAAGAATTGGGAAACGAGTAAACCGCTTATCAGAGGTCAGTTCCACCCGTAAGGATGGGACAGGTGGTAAGCGGAAAAGACGCACGGCGTACACGTCGGGTCGATTGGAGTTAGCTGGTTTTGAGTCACAAAAAAAACATGTCCGTCTTGACGGGAAAAAAACGGGGCGAACTATCTCCCCAGAGGCCAAAGCCAAGCTCGACCGCAACCCACTTGCACGAACAGGACTCAAGCATAAAAGCTGGAGGAAATGGTGATACGATGGGCGATGTAGCCGTAAAGCAGAAACTAACGGAAGCCACCTTTATCAATATGGTTCCTCTGGAAGAGAACGCCAAGAACGGGCGTCTTGTAGCAGAGGGAGAATTCGGGCGCGTCGACGTACCAACTCAGAATGGGCGGATTTATCCCCGCAAATTGATGGAGCGGGAAATCAAGCGTCTGAATACTGAGCTAAAGGAGAGGGGCGTAGTCGGCGAGTTGGATCATCCGACAGATGGCAAAACCTCTTTGCAGAGGATCAGTCACGTTATTACTGGCCTCCGCGTCGAAGACGATGGTCGGGTCATGGGGCGTTGCGAGATTCTGGCTACCCCGATGGGGAATATCCTTCGTGCCATTATTGAGGGCGCTGTCAAAGTAGGCGTTTCCAGTCGTGGATACGGTTCGACTGCTCCTTCTACTGGCAAGCACGAGGGTGAGGAAGTTCAGGAAGACTTCGTTTTAAAAACGTATGACTTCGTGGCCGACCCTGCGATGAAGACTGCCATTCCCGAGGTTCGCACCGAGGATGTGGATGACCAGACTATCGCCGAGATGTTCCTGAGTGAGTTCCCAGAAATCGCCCAAGCGATGACTGAGGGACAAGCTGTTTCTTGTGAGCTGACTGAGGGCAAGGATGCCAAGGCCAAGCAGACCAAGAAGGAGATTGAGGAGCAGGTTCGTGCAGAGCTGTCCGAGAACTTCGAGCGCACATTGAAGGACGCTCTGGTTGCTCTCCGTGAGGAAGTGGCCGAAGAGATCCGTGAGGAATACAAGAACGATCCCGAGATGGCAGGAGCCAAGGGGATTCTGGCCGCAGTCGCCGAGATGGTAGGTGCATACCGCCAGACTCCCGACGAGAAGACTGTACAGGACGCTATCAAGGTTAAAGACCTCGAAGTGGCCGAAGCCAAGCGAGAGCGTGATGAAGCCGCTACGCTGGGTCAGTCTGTTGCACACGAACTTGTTATCGAGCGCAAAATCGGGAAACACCCGATGGCCGACTCGATTCGCAAACTGTTGAAAGGTAAAGTCTTCGAAGATGCGAAGGCCGCCGAAGAAGCAGTCACTTCCATTATCTCTGAACTGCCAGAAGCAGAAGAAGTGGTATCCAAGGAAGAAACGGCGACTCAGGTTGAGAACGCCGAATTAAAAGGTAAATTAGCCCTGCTCGAAAGCAAGGTTGATACGTTGAAAGATAAAGTTGCAAAAGTTAATAAGTTGAACGAGCGTATAGACGAACAGCGCATCGACGAGGTGGAACAGGCCAGAACATTGGTCGAGGAAGCCAGCCAGAAGACTGTCGAAGCTGAAGGTCGTGC